TGCTCCATGCTGATGGCTTCATTGGCTTTGCGGAGCACAGCTACGTAAAAGAATTGCTTGATGGTGCTGGTGAGTGGGGGAAAGCCCCAGCTATTGTCAATGCCTGCAGGAGCGTCTACCTTCATATGGTAGATGGAGTCACGTGCGAACTTGAATATCTTCTTCTGAGCAATGGTCTCCAGGAACGACATCGGCATCGTGTTGATTAGGTTGGTATCCCCTCGGCGCACGTTTTCGTAGAGCTGTGCCGGAATCTCGTAGAAATACTCCGAGTCCCCTGTTATGGGGTTGTACGCTATGTCAATCTGCTTGGGGTCCCAGCGAATAATGTGGATGTCAGCAGCACGCTGAATCTTTTCGTCGACCACGTCGCCATCAACGTACGCACTGCAGTCGGGGCATTGATACTGGAACTTCAGCTCTTTCAGTTTGAACTTGTAGTCGACGTACTCGATGTTCCGTTTCTTATGGCATAAGGGACATTGTAAAAAGCGGTGGAATGGGAAGTAGATACTGGTGAAACTGTTTCCGTAGACGTGGCGGTCGATACCCGTTCGAATCAAGGTGTTCTTCAGCTTCAGGATGTCCTCGACCAGTTTTGTATAGTTTTTCCGTAATCCCTCGTTGTCGGTCTCATAGGTGAAGTTCGTTACGGGGTAAATTGCAAACTTGTTCAGGGCCGCAAAAATCTGGGGCGAGTTGTAGTAAAGGTATTCACAATACTGGAAGAGGGTCTTGAGCTTGCGTGGTACGAACGTTGTCAGGAAGTCGAACAGTGGGTTAGGGTGCTGCAGGCCGCGGGTGGCGATGTCAGTTATCTCTTCGAACTGGAATGGCATAGGTATCCTCTCTAAGTTCGGGAATTTCTTGCTGGAATAATAGGTTGGCTGTTGCGCAGAATCAATATAAATTGTCGGCAATGTTGGAGGCAAACGTGGAAACAGAAGTTCTTTGTGGATTGGGGCGCTTATATGGCACCCCGGTCTTTATCTTACCCGGGAACAACCCAGAGCTCAAGCGCGTCTTCGGTGCTACCTTTTTCAACAAGGAGGGAGTGTGGCGGTTTCCGGCTTTCTATCCCTACTGCGAAGACGTAGTTCGAGACCTGGAGATCGTAATCCCTGAAATCAAGTTTACTGAGCTAGCACAGAAGCACATTCAAGTGGGTGGTGTGCAGGACGTTGATCTGTCCAGCTACCAGTTTCTGACTGAACCCTATGCACACCAGCGCGAGGGTCTGGAGTGGGTGCTGCGGCATCTCCGCTGCGGGCTCTTCTATGATATGGGGCTGGGGAAGACCAAAATTATCGCCGACACAATCCGCATATTGAAACTTAAAACGCTGGTACTGGCGCCAACAGTGGGTATTGGGACCTGGTTGGCAGAGATCAAGCGCCACGCCCGCGATTTGACGGCAGTTGCGCTGACCGGTGGCGGGGAAGCAGGCAAACAGGCGGCTAAGTTGGCTACTGAACAGAAGAAGAAGTTGAAAGCAGCACTCAAAGTTGCCGCAACCGAGACCGAGCAGAAGCTTCTGACAGCCCAGATTGCTGGCCTGTTGGGTCCAGCCAAAGCGGCCAAACAAGCGGATATCCAAGCGGCTGCCCAGGCGGACGTTATTGTGGTCTCTTACGACACTGCCAAGCTGTACCAGGAATTTATTCTAGCCACGCTGCCCTACGAGATGATTGTGGCGGATGAGAGCCACAACATGCGAGGACCCACAACGGATCGAACTAAAGCAGCCACAGCGCTGGCATCGAAAGCCGGACGGCGGGTTATTCTGAGCGGGACGCCATCGCTGGGGAATCCCTTGCATCTATACGGGCAGTTGGCATTTTTAGGGAAGTACATTCCAGCCCACGACTCGTGGGTATTTCGCCGCCACTACACAATACACGCAAAGGGTGAGAGAAAAATACTGTTGGGTTTCAAGAACTTGGATGTTCTCCACGACAAGGTTGCACGCATCTGCACGCGCAAGAAGAAAGAAGAGTGCCTGGATCTTCCTGAACGAACAGTCATCGACGTCCCCTTCATCCTGTCTGCTGAACAGAAGGAGATGTACAATGACATCGTCGAAGGCATCGTGGTGGAGCTAGATAAGGGCGAACTTTATGAACCTGGACAAGCTACCACTTCACTGATTAAGCTTCTACAAATTACAAGCGGGTTCATGATCAAGCCGCCTCCTCCGGTCTGTGATGGGTGTGAGAAACTGCTCACCTGCGCCCCAGCCAAGATCAAGCCGTTCACCCCGGTCTGTTCCAAGTATCCCAATCCAAATCCGCAAGAGATCCACCGGCTGACGGCCAACGCCAAGTTGGATGCCTTGAAGGAACTTCTGGATAGCATCCTGGCTGAAGAGCGCAACTGCGTCATTATCTGGGGCCTATTTCGTGAAGAGCTGAATCTCGTCGAAGAGTTGTTGCAGCAAAAAGGTTGGGGCTACTTCCGAGTAGACGGCTCGAACAGCAGCAAGGCACAGGACCTGTCTACCCAGTTCAACCAGGATCCCACCAAACGCGTCTGGCTTGCCCAGATATCTACAGGCGTAGCCCTGACTTTGGTTGGTGCTTCGTATATGGTCTACTTCGGACTCACCTGGCAACTTGGAGACTACCTACAGGCACTTGATCGAAATTACCGCATCGGGCAAACCAATAAGGTCTTCGTCTATCGCCTGCTCTGCCAGAACAGCGTACTGGACTACATGGTTCGTGCCTTGGACCAAAAGAGGAACATTGCCAGCTCTCTGGTAGACAGGATAGATTGTCTTCTGTGTGCGCATTCCAGAGAACGCGGCTGCGTGGAGAACGATACCAAGCCGTTTGAGGGAAATTGCATTCACCAGAGCCGGGTCAAGCGGTTGGTGACGCGGCCAATGGTGCTAACGTGAGGCACAGAAAGTAAGCGGTTCTGTGGTAAAAGAAAATGAATCCAATCTAGAGTCTAACCAATAGGAGAGACCATATGGACGTGACGATTACCGTCGATGCCAGTTGTTCCTGGTGGAAGCGCGTATCCGTGGGTTGTATTGTTCGGAACACCGAGACTGGAGAAATTCTTGAGATGGTGCATCGCGACATTGCGGGGTACGGAACAGCTAATTCTGGAGAGTATGCTTCATTGATTTTAGGGTGTCAGCTTGCTGAGCAATACAAACCGGGGCAAACGCTTTTCTTTACCGATTCCCAGCTTGTACTTCGTCAATTAAAAGGCGACTACGCAGTGAAAGATAAGCGACTCAAAGAATTACACTCCCAAGTTCGGACGAAACTTCGCCTGCTGAAGGCTACAGTCAGGTGGCACGGCCGTCAAAGTGGGGATGGCCCCCTCGCCGATCACATGGCCTCTTACCGTTACAAGGAGGTTCTCAATGAGAATCACGATCGAATTCAGCCAGACGGACATCGAGGAGCTGATCCTCGAAGCGATGAAGCAGCGCGGGATTATATTACCAGACGGGGAGAAAGTCCAGTGGACAACGAATGCCGGCCCCCCGGACGGCCTGATGGCAACTGCGCGGGCGTCAGTATCTGACGCACCAATTCCCGAGCCGGTGAAACCTCCCGAACCATACATGTATGCGGCCCCAACTTTTACCAGCGGCGGGGCTCCAGCAATAACGGCACGGGCACCAGTTGGATTGTCAAGCCAAGAGCGCGCCCTTTTCCCTGACCCCGGTGCCGTCGAGGGGCTCATGGCTGCAGTCCAACGAGAGGTAGGTGAACGAGACGGAACTATTTATCCAGGCGAAACCGCGCAGAGGACACAGGAGGTACAGGGACCGGATGACTTTCGGCCAACTTCTGGGTTCCGGAGAGGATTTGGCCGATGAGTGACCCAGTTGTCTTTTCCGACAGCAAGATGCCGCCGGAAGAGGAATACGACCTGTTGGTCGAAGCCGGCAAACTGCCGGAGACGAACGTGGTTCTGCCGAAGTCGTACCTGAGCGTGAGCCAGGTGCACCTTTTCCAGAACTGTTCGCGCGCCTACTACTGGCGCTACATTCAGGATGTTGTTGTCCCCCCACAGGCGCGACAAGCCGAAGGGTCGGCTGTCCACAAGTCGCTCGAGCGGGCGCATCGAGACTGTCTGAAGTCCGGTCAAGTAACCTCGCTGGACATTATGTTGGACGCACATAATGACGCCTGGAAAACGCTGAAGCCTGAGATTGAGGTGTGGGACGAGGATGAAGATGAGGAGCGCATACTGAAACGTGGGCGGTCTTTCCTGACGCAGTACCACGCCAAGTACCTACCCAAGTTGAAGCCGGTTCTCATCGAGAAGCGTTTTTGGATCTCGATGGGTTCCAAGAATGTACCCCTGACTGGGTATATAGATTTGGTCGCGGATGACCTGACGGACCCAGCCTTCACTGTGAGCACGGTTGTCGATTACAAAGTGGTGTCAAAGGCCAAGTCCCAAGCAGCCATTGACACAGACATCCAGCTGACAGTCTACTCCCATGCTGCAGGGGTACCGCGAGTACGCTTCGACCAATTCGTAAAGACCACCGCTCCTGCTGTCAAAATTCTGCAGTCCGTCCGTAATGTGAAAAGTTACCTGTGGGTACAGGGCATGTTCCAGATGATAGCAGAGTCCATCGGAACAGGCATCTTCCCACCCTGCGACCCAGGCCACTGGATGTGTACGGAAAAGTGGTGTGGGTACTGGAAACGCTGCCGCGGCAAATAGCTGCCATTCAAAGGAGAGACCTGTGGACGAAGTACAACAAATTCCAAGAATCTCAAGTGATTCGTTCTACAAACTGCTAACGCTGGTAGAGGAGGCCAAGGGGGATGCTGTCGCTACAGCTAACGGAAAGAAGGTAGCACGCACCAGACTCCGCAACAAGATGAGCGAGATTGCCAAACTGTGTCGTGAGGTGCGAAAGGAAATACTGCCCGCAGGAAAAGTTGGAGACGGGTGATGGAAAAATATGGAGTTGACACAGGTGAGTCGAGTAAACTCGCATCAGATGGACAGACTTGCCCCAGATGCGGAGGCGCCGTTAGTCATCATGGCGCCGTCCTTCTATGTCCACTCTGTGGCTCGGAGCCGTTTGAGCCTCCCAGTGCGGGACGAGTTGCGATCCCAGGAAACAGCACGGATAGCGGAGATCCACAGGAATAGCATCCTATTGTGTGAAAGAGCCCCAATAGGAAGGGCGATGCTTCTCATTGCAATAGCGGAGCGTGGCGTAGAACACGTGGGTATGACCAACATTTATACAATCCACAATCTCGTGATTGTTGGCAAGCCCTGCCCACCGTCTCGGGTATTCACAGTCGTAGTCCCGAATTCCCACCGCCACACTTTTATCCGCAAATTGGTATATAGACAGAACACGGAGGCCGCACTATTTGGCTTGTTGGATCGCTGTATCTACCCAGACTGCGCCCTATGTCGCCTGTCAGCCGTATGCCTGACGGGCCGTGTCCCTGTAGCTGCTGCTCTTGATGGCATCATACCCTCGTATGACGTTGCGCTCAATACGTTCTGTGTTGGGGATGCACACCCGCACTTGACCATCGATCTGGGCGAGCCTCGCTATTTGTACCAACCATTGCTCCCCAGGGAGTTTCAGGCTAGCGGCATCGTAGTTCGAGCTATCCAAACGAGCGATCGCGCCAAACACGTTAGAATTGAATATGTGAGGCCTACATGAGCAAACAGATTCAGAAGGCGCATACGGATTTGCTGACCCGTTACCGTCGCATTGCTGATTTATGGATTGCTTATCAGGTAAAAAATGAAGATGGTCCTGCGGTATACGGACGTGAGTTTTACCAAGCCGTAGGTGAGTTGCTGCAAGGCTTACCCACCAAGAAGTTAGAGTTGTACCATATCGATGTTACCGACGTGGAGTCGGTAGTCTTTCCCGGAGTTCGGGAAAGTCTGTAGTCGTAGTACAAAGCGAGAGCACCATGGGCAGTACAATACTGGGCTGGGATTCCTTTCCCCGGCCTGGGGCGAGAGAGCTGCATGCTGTACCCTAACCCCAAACAAGGAGGTGTGCTATACCACTCGAACTAGGGAAACTTCTAAGCAGAATTTACCCCATTACGAGAGCAATTGTGAACGCATGTACACAGCAACCAGAACGGCAGCAGCTGCTATGGGACTCGTGCTTAGCGAGCTTTTTGCAGCTAACATCTAGAAAGGAAACACTCGTGGTGCAAGAACAAGAACAGATGGCATTGGGTTTGTATACGATCGATGACGTAGCTCTTACTCGGGCGTTGGTTACTAGAAGGTGGCTGCAGAGTACGGGACTAGATGGCAATGGAGGAATCTTCCAACTACTACAGGAGGGTCAGAATGGTACAGCCGAAGAAAGCAGCTGCAGCAATCCCACAAACAACGATGATACCAGTGAGCAGTATCCTGATTCCGGAGGATGTACCCAACCGGATGAAGGGCTGGGACTCGGAGTTGAAGGACCTGACGGAGTCAATTAACACGCTGGGTTTGATTCAACCGATCGTTGTCATGCAACTCGACAAGGAAGGACCGAAAGGAGAAGCATACCGCCTGGTAGCCGGGCGGCGAAGACTGGAGTGTATCCGGCGTCTCAAGCAAACGTCTATCAAAGCCGTTGCGTTACCCGCGAAGACCAGCAAGAAAGATGCCTACGGAGCGCGGGTAGCTGAGAACTTCGTCCGGAAAAACTATACTCCGCTGGAAGAGGCAGCACTGATCGATTACGCAGTAAACCAGCTTCACGTGACCCAGCAGGAATTTGCCGAGATGGTGGGCATGACTGCCGGCTGGGTTTCCCAACGCTTGACTGCTACCAAGCAACCAGAGGATGTTCAGGATGCTCTGGAGAAGGGAGACATAACCTTCACGCACGTGCGCGAGTTGGCACGTGTCAAGGATGACAAAGAGAAGCAGAAACTGCTCAAACACGCTGTCAAGGAAAACGCACAGGACTTCAAAGCGCGAGTCGAGACAGCATTGAGTGGTACCAAACCAGAAGGAGGTAGCGCGAATGCTGGGAACAAGTCGAAGGAACCGGATCTGGACCGCAAGCCTCGGCCTCGTCGTGAGGTTCTGGCAACGCTTGCGAAGTTGGATAAAGCGCTGTCAGACGTTACGCACGCTGAGAAGAAGGCCCAACTGGTTTGGTTCATCAAGGGAGTATCCTGGACTTACCGTCTCGCGGGTGCCAATCCACCAAAACCGGAAACGGTTGAGAGGTGCATAAGCCTACTGGAAGCCCGGGGAGAGGTCTGACGAGCGCTCTATAGAGAGCTGATAGCGTAGTTGTTTCCTGATGCGTCGGAGCGCGTCCACCTTAACCTGGCGGACGCGCTCCGAGCTCACTCCCAACACACCTGCAATTTGACGCAAGCTCAGTGGGTCGCTAACCCAACCGAAGTAGGCTTTTATGACGAACTGCTCCTTCACGGTGGGCAGCATCTTGATAAGCTGCCCTACTAACGCTCGACTCTCTTTGTCCATCAGTCGGCTGTCGATCGTTTTCCTACCACTACCTGGTCGGTCGGTCAGATCATTCTCGTCCAAACAGGTAATGCACAATGCCTCGCAATTCAGAAGTCTCTGTATCTGTGTTGGATTCAAGTCAACGCATTTCTGCAGTTCCTGAACGGAAGCCTTGCGCCCTTGTTGGGACATGGCGCGTGTGTGTGCCTGAGAAATTTTGTTGATGACTTTCTGGCGCCACAATGGCATCGAGACCGTTCCAACACTGTACAATTCGTTCCGCATTTCCAGCAGTACCCAGCTAGTAGCATAGGATAGAAAGCGAGTTCCATAAGATAGATCGTATCTATCGAAGGCTTTTAAGAGGCCCACATTTCCAGCAGAGATTAAATCCTTGGTAGTGTCCACGTCCCGAGAGTAATTCTTGGCAAGCTTGATAACAAATCGCAATGCAGAGCCTAGAATACGTTCTCGCACTTGTGGGTCGCGTGTCTTGGAGAAATTGTGAAAAAGTGCCCGCTCATCACGAGCACTCAATATCTCTGTTTTCCCCACGTCGTGGTAATAGCGTGCGACGTTGGGGTCTTCAGTTTGGTTTCCCCACATTTGCGAAGTAACCCGTAAACTGCGTTCAGGTTGAACGACCCATTCGCTTGTATCAGACTCAGTAGTCTTACACAACCTGTGGTATGACGCAACGAAAAATTCAAGGGTTACAAGGGGGGTGCAACGAAGTACTTGATTTACCACCAAAAAACAGCAGCAAACTGAATTAAAGAACTTGACGGGGACCGTGCAATGCACGTACGATTCTCCTCACCTCTAATCAAGGAGAGTGTCTAGATGGCCAAACAGAAGGCACAAAACACAGAAAAGGAAAACGAAATGGAAACGGAAACCAAAGTCAAAACCCTGGATGCAGAGCAGATTGCCGAGGTCGCTGCCGACTTGGATGAGAGTGATTCTCTTGCACTGGTGCCAGTGCTGCAGAACGTTCCCGCTGAGGTCGCGGTGCGGCTGGTAGAACTGATCACCAGCATGAGCAGTAGCAAGCCAGGCCTCGAAGAGATGGCTCGAGACTGGGCGCCACCGTTGGTCAAGGTGCGGCAGCCTGTTTCAACAGATGCACCCAAGACGCTGGAGATGGGCGGGTTCTACACGGACCTGGGAGAGGTTCTCCCGAAACCCTTCAAGTTTGTCCCACTGTACATGTGGCCGGGGCACTTGAAGTTCTCCGAGGGCGACGTGGCACCGTCGTGCCGCTCGGAGGACACGGTCATGGGGCAGTACGGCGTAAAGTGCAAAGACTGCCCTGAAGAGCCCTGGAAGGGTGGGGTTGCAACCGACTGCAACAAGTTCCGCTTCCTGTACGCCGTGAGCCCGGAAACGTGGCAGATCTATAGGCTGCAGTTCGGGAAGACTTCCTACAAGGCCGGCGGCAAGCTGGAAAAGTGGATGCGTGGTACCCCCAAGTGCCCGTGGACCAAGATCTACAATCTGACCTCGAAGGAGGTTGAGCGCAAGGGTGGCGGAGTCTACTACGTGTTCGACGTGGAGATGACACCCGAGATGGTGACGGATCCCTGGCTCATCAAGACCGGGTATACGTTGCATGAGAAGATCTCCCTCATGCGCAAGAATGTGCTCGCCGCTGTCAGCCAAGTGCAGCAAATGGCTGGGGAGAAAGCAGCGCAGTTGATCGAGAAATCCGAATCCGACTTTGTGGTACCGCAGGCAGCAGCTGAGCCCGATTTCAGCGAGAATAAGACTCTGTAGCAAACCAGCGACAACAAGAGCGCTCGGGGTTACCGGGCGCTCTTGTTGCCTTAATGCGTGAGGTGCCCACAAGATGTCTCTATTTTGCAAGGAATCTCTCTCCCATGTACCGTGGTCACTATCCAAAGCACAATCCGCCATTCGCTGCCCATTCAGTTTCCGCCGCAAGTATGTAGACAAGGTGAAGGGCAAACCGTCAGCGGGGCAAGCAGCTAACCGCATCGGGAAGGCAGCACACGTGGCACTTGAGTGGTTGCTGCAGGAGAAGCATGACTTGCGGGAAGCGATGCGCCGTGCGGCTATCAAGGAGAGATTGACTTCCATCGAGATGGATGAGCTGTACGCCCTCGCGCACAACATCAGTGGATTTCTGCAAAGGATTGGAAAATTCAAGCAAGAACAAGGCGTCACTGAGCAGGCGGTAGAAAAGAAATTTGGTTTGACCTGTGAGTTGCAACCCTGCGACTTTTGGGATACCAAGACTGTATTCTTTCGCGGAGTGTGGGACCTTTGCTTGCGAGTGCAGGACAAGTATTTGGTCATTATTGACCACAAGACCGGCGAGGACAAGGGACTCGATGCTTACGAAGATCAACTTAAAATGTACGCCATCGCAGGGCTCCATGTTTTTCCTGGCATCTCTCGCGTGCAAGCGGCGCTCAACTATATTGAAACTGAAGAGGGTGTAACTTGGGACAAACCCTACCCAGCGGACGTGATCACGGCGAAGTTAGTGCCCTGGTTCTCTGGGATGATCCACGACGCGACCCAAGCGGCAGAAACCTCGGTGGCCAAGAAAGGTTGGTGGTGTAAATTCTGTGAGTATACCGAGGTGTGCCCCTTGAGATAAGAGGGAAATGTGGCGACCAACAAACCGACTGAAAACCTATCGGCAGCAAAACTGAAAGCCATCTGGCGTCAGATTACACCAGCCGATTGGCTGGTTCTCCTGCAAGAATGTAAGCCCGACAACAAGTGGGCACTCACGGGAAATACCATCAAAGGCTTGTGTGTATCCCCTGGACACCAGGACACAACTCCCTCCTTCGTCATCAACTTGGATCGCGGCAGTGCTCATTGCTTCGGTGCCAGTTGTAACTACTCCCAGTGGAACCCTATCCGCTTCATTGCAGATGTGACGGGTGTCGGGTACGCAACCGCAGTACGAAAACTCAAATCGCGTTTCAACATTCGCGTTCCGAACTCCTTTGTCCAGGGCATCCAGCAGATCGAGGACAATGACCAGATGAAGCATGCGCTCATGCGCGCGTTGAACCTGGAACTGATGGGTTTACTGGAGCAGGGCCAAGCACAGGAGCCAGAGTACGATTACGCCGCTCGCGTGGGATTCGCGACCTGGTTTCGCACGCGGCAATTCCCAGAGGACACGGTTCACACCTGGCCGGTGGGCATACTTCCTCCGCGTGACCGACTGGTCGCTCGGCTGAAAGAGTCCGGCGGGGACCGCTATATCGAGCCCGCCACAGCATACCTATCGAAGTATATGTCCGTCCCAGGGGCTCCAACAGCCCACGACGGCTCTCTGGTCTACTTCTTCTTTACCTCCCCCACCACAATCGGCCGCCTTCGTCTCCGTCATCCCGGAACGAAGGACTTTTACGCCGTAGAGGATCCCTACTGCTCGGACGTGGGGTTCTTCGGGTTGAACATGTTCAACCACCTCCTGGGCGAGCTGGAAAACTACCCTCTGCATGTGGTCGAGGGGGAGATGGACGCTTTGGCCATCATCAGCCACCAGACGTCTCTCGGCACCGAGGATGTGTGTGTTGTGGCCACCGGGGGCAGTATGGAGAATGACCTGGACTCCCTCATGGAGTACGGGTTCCATACCGCGCACATCATCCCGGACAACGACCCCGAAGGGGCGGGTTGGGCCAAGAACCTTTTGTCCAAGAACAAGAGCGCCCGGCGGATCTTCCGCTGGGACAGCAACGACACAACGCTGAAGATAAAGGACATCGACGAGGCCATCCGCGCTCAGGGGTTCCTGCCCGTAATAGAGCGCCTCGCCTTGGTAGACAACCTCCCGCATGGACACGAGTGGGTCGGTGAGCAGCTGGAAAAAGAGATGGCCAACGTGGACCCAACTGACGTTCGGGAGCGCTGCCGCGTGGCCGCAGAGCTCGGGTCCATATTGTGTGACGACTCGGAACGAAACTACTTTCTGGAGCTGGCGGGCAGTGCGTTCAACATCGACCGCGCATCACTCGTACAAAATATGGCGCCAGACGACGACTCGCCAGAAGCGTTCATCCCGCGCCTGGCTGCCAAACTGAAGGAGGAGTACTATTTTCTGTCACAACGCCAGCAAGGAATGGGCGTTTCATTGGTCAACGTCTGGAGCCGTCGCAAGCGCGTTGTTCGCACCATCCCCATCCACTCCAAGTCCCTTACACATGCTGCGTTAGCATCAGATCTTGGGGCACTGAACGAGTACATTCGGCACGAGTTGGGCATGCCGCACTTCATGCAGTACCGAATGAATTCGCGCGGTTTGGAACTACCTGTCCCTATGGGGCAGCAGGAATCAATGCTGCAACAATGCTTCCAAGATGCTCTGCACGCTATCGTTGCCAATACTACCCACAAAGATTGGCTTACCGAGTTGGGACAGGGAGTCCACTGGCTCCATGACCTGGTTGACGACAATGGCACACCAACTCTGATGATTGCTAATGGGCCCAAGCTATTCCGCGGGACTGTGTACGGTGATATGCAGATGAAGTTCGAGGAGGTAGACAATCCTGTTATCGGGCACTACTTTTTCCGCCTGCAAAGCAAACCTTGGTCTCGCATGATTAACTCCGTAAAGGATCTCGAGAGCGGGATCGACTACAATCCCCGACTCATATTCGAGAGTCTACTGAAACTGTTTCGGGTCGGTTGGAAGTTCCGCAATCATGACTTGGAATCCATGTTCCTGGCCGCAGACTCGATGTACTCCTCCATCTTTTCTGCGTTTCACCATTTGAGTATGGTCGATATTGCAGGAGAGACGCATTCGGGGAAAACAACTTTGATGCAGGTCATCGGTGGCAATGAGTTCTCGGACATCCGACTCTGTGAAGCAGTCCTGGTCATCGACGACTTCTCTGCAGCAGGTATCCGCCAAGCAATGAACGGTGTCCGCCTGCGAATGTTCCTGGACGAGTTTGAGGATGACGACATCGGTAACCGGCCGAATCGCCGCTCGCTAGCCGTCCGTGATGTGCTGGAGCTGATACGCAGCATGACTTCAGGTAGCTCGAAGATACTCCGCGGTACAGCTTCAGGGGATCACCTGGAGTACAATCTACACTTTCCTGCTACCGTTGGTGGTATTTTCACCATGCAAGAGCCCCGCGACATCAATCGGTTTGTCCACATTCGTACCCAGCGAATGGAAGGGTGCCGCGACCCTGTTACTCCCATACGAGAGAACTTCACCAGCGAGGAGCTCATGGATCTTAGGCGGGGAATAACGCTCTGCCTGCTCCCGCGCATACCTACGTTGTTGAAGGCTTACGAAGACGCCAAGCACGAGTTCGCGGACAATGCTTCCCTCCCATCTAACATTATGACCCGCATGAAAGACCACTTCCTACCTATCGTAGCTATCTTGAAGCTGGTCGGGGCCGACTACACCACCTTCCTGGCTGAGTTCAGTAAGATTAAGATGGAAGAGATGGAAGAGCAGGGAGGCATGGTGCAGGAGTCCGCGAGCATCTGGGACCATCTGCTGTACACCCAATTTGACCTGTCTCGGTTTGCTCCAGACAGTGATCTCGCAGGGTACACATCCATTTCCAAAATTCTTACCAATCATACTACCCGCCTCCAATTGAACGCTTCTGACGCAGGTGTCTACTACATTGAACGAAAGAAGTGGATGGTTGTTTTCTGGCAAAAGGCTATGACCGGCATTTTGCGGCACTCGCCCAAGTACCGAAATGTGCTCAGTCCCGGGCGATTGAAGATCATGGCTGACGCGGATACCCGCTCCATCTCCAAAGAGAACCTCAAGCATGATGTTGCTTTTCTCCGAGACATCCGACAACGTGTTGGAACCAACGTGCGGTTGGACCAGCTGTCTGTGGTAGACCTGACGTCAACCCTATCCAATCAGGATTGCAGTGAAGGTGAGGAAGATGAGGTGGTGGATGCTCGCGTACGCGAGCAGATGCTGTCTGACATCCCAGGCCCTGAATCTGCCACTCTGATGAACCCCATCGTAAAACAACGCGGAAACTTCGAGGTGTGATATGCGTCAACGACCAGGTGCACCTGTAAGCAAGGGGTGCCTGGGCTGTCCCGCGGAATTCGACCCCTGCCTGTGGAGTGGGAGCGGAAACAACCCAGCACACTTGATTGTAGTCAGCAGCAACCCGTCTGGGTTCTCTATTGGACGGGATAAAGCCTTCTTCGGCTCCAGCGGCCGGCTCTTCCGCCGCTTGATGGACCGCGTCAAGCAGTACCAACAGGGGAAGTATGCAGACATCCAAATTTACACCACTTACGCCGTATTGGTAGGGGCAGTAGACCCCAATGCAGAACACATTCACCACTGTCAGCACAACCTGTTCCGTGAGTTGGCAAAAGTTCGTGGAGTAAACCCCACACGGGAACCAGTTATTGTTGCCATCGGGATGACCGCCCTCAAAGCGCTAGGCATACGTGCAACAAAGATTACGAGTGTGGTAGGGCGCGAACTGTCTGCAACCATCCCTTCTGCCTCTGGCCCTCGGACACTCAAAGTCATCCCAATATTCGATATGAAGTCTGTCAGTAGCAAACCTGGATTAACTAACGTAGTGGTTGCTGCATTGGCGCACGCTGCCCGAATGTCCTATGGGGAGGTTGATACCGATCGAATCCCCATGGACGTACTCACCAAAGACTACGTTTTTCCACAGACAATTGACGAGGTAAAGAAGCTGGTTACGGACATCATTAACTATAGCAACGCCAACAGCCAGCTGGGGCCAGAAAATTGGCTCATCGCGCTCGACACCGAGACCAATACGTTGTACCCGGACAGGCACCCAGATCCTCAGGTTCTGATGGTTTCAGTAGCGTGGGATGATGGGAAGGCTGCAGCTATTCTGCTGGATCACAAGTTGACCCCATACAGTAGCGCGGATGCTTGGCAGGAGGTTGCGCGGCTGCTCCGCTGCCCCAAGCCCAAGACCTTTCACAATTGGAAATTCGACCGAAAGTTTTTGGAGGAGGTACGAGGGATTCCGGTTAATAATGTGGTGTGGTGCACGCTTTGCGGAGAACATTTTATTGATGAGGACAAGAAGGGTCTTTACGGCTTGAAGAAGCTCGCAGCTATCTACACGCCAAACTATACAGGCTATGATGATGAGCTCCAAGACATACTGCGTGCTTCTGATGACACAGCTAGCGGGAACATTCTGCCCGTTACCGAGAGTGACATCTTGCTCAGCTACACAGTTGCTCCAGAGGGTCGCGACCAAAACATCTGGGACCACCTGCGAGAAGTCATCAAGACCAGAGTCGCAGAAAAGGCTAAGGCCAAGGGCTGGCAGGACCAGAAGATCATTGGGGACTGTGCCAAGGAGATCGTTCAACTCTACAAGCGTCTCGATCTGCGAAAAATAAAAAGAGTCAAGCTGGCTGTGAAAGACGTCGGGTATGAGGAGATCCCCCTGGAGGTAATCCTACGCTACGCAGCCATCGACGCAGACGTAACGCGAATGATCGCTAAGGTACAGACCCACCGTCTTGTAGCAACCAACACCCGCAACGAAGCTACTTACGTAATGCGGTACACCTACCTCCCTGCCAGTTGTGCCCTCGGAGACATGGAGTTCCGGGGGTTCAATGTTGATCTGCGATACCTCACCCAGCTCGAGCAAGACGTGGGAGCTCTTTTGTGGAAGGCGGAGACCGACCTGAAGCAGAATTTTGGTGCTATCAACTACCGTTCGATACCCCAAGTAATGGCCATGTTGGCTAAGTTGTCTTTTGAGCGCATCCCGGGTGCGGACGGGACCTCGACTGATAAAGAGGTTCTGGAACGCTACGTTTCGTACTACCCAGTCGGAGACCCGCGGAGATTATTTGCCGAGAGTCTGTTGGTTTTTCGCGCAGCTGATAAGGCCGCAGGAAGTTTCCTGAAGGGCATTCGTAAGATGTCAGCAGCCGATGGGCGGGTACACTGCAATTTCCACTTAACTGGCACAGCCACCGGCAGACTTTCCAGTTCCGACCCCAACATGCAAAATGTGAGTAAAGTCATGTGCCGCTCTGTTCGCAAGAATCCCGACGGCACCAGCGAAGAACTTCACCCCGGATTCAACACCAAGAAGCTGTTCATTCCCTACGCTCCCGACAGCCTCATCGTGAATGTTGACATCAAAGGTGCAGAACTGCGGGTCTATACGGCGTATAGTCACGACGCAAAGATGATCAAAGCCTTGCTGGATGGTTTGGATGTTCACAGCTTCACCGCATCAAAAATTTATGGGATACCATATGACCAAATAATGGCAGAGCGCTATATCTCTAAGCGTATTGCAGAGATGCGTGACCGGGCCAAACGAGTGGTGTTCGGGACGTTTTATGGTGCTGGAGCATCCAAGATCGCAGAGCAGATCAACGACACCAAGGCTGAAGCCCAGCGCATCATGGATCTGCTTTTTACCGAATTCCCAGACCTCTTGCATTACATCGAGCACACCAAGGCAGAAGTGCACGCCAAGCAGATGGTCAAAACCCACTTCGGTCGCTTCCGCCGCTTTCGGCTAGCTCACGCTTCCAAGGAGCACATGGCTGATGCCACACGTGAGGCAGTGAACTTTCTCATCCAGAGTACAGCATCAGACCTTGTCCTGAATCAGCTGTGTGAAATCGCTGCACATCAACAGGACATTGATGGTAAACTCCTGATAACCGTTCACGATTCCATGACCCTTGAAGTGCCCAAGTCGCGGGTCAACCTGGAAACGCGGACTGATGACAAAGGTAAGAAGAGGCTGGTTGATACCAAGGGTGACCTGCACAAGTTTTTCGACCACTGGATTGTAGAACGTGTGGCGCAGAAATACAGTTGGTTGCCAGTACCATTTCTCTATGACATCGAGATAGGGCCTTCGTACGGAGAGCTCAAGGAGGTGCATCGTGGATGACAACAATTACCGCGTATACATCACGATTGCTGGTAGTCGGATTGCAGGAGCGGAAAATCATCGAGACGATCAGTTTATTACCATTCGTGGGGCGGCCTACATGGAGATGGATCCCTCGCAGACCAGAGTAAATTTTCACGCCATTCCCATGGTTGAACCAGAAAAACCTCTTCCCATCAGGGTGCAAGCTCTGCTAACAGATATACCCATGGCCCCCATGATTGAGGAGAGGTTTCGTCTGTACTTGGAGCAGTTAGACCTGGAAGCGCGTAAGCGCCAACTAGACAAAGGAGATTGAGTATGGCTATCAAAATGCTTCCCGCTGGCGTTGCACACTGTGGCATGTGTCCCTATTTTGCCTTTATCGGACGATCAGCTCAGGAGCCGGATAAGAAGTTGTATGCGTGCCGGTACCGCAATACGGGGGTGGAGAGCTCGCTGATCTGGACAGTCCCGGTCGCGGAAGAAGCGACCTACACAATTCCGGAAAGCTGCCCGTTATCGTCTGCCCCCGAGGGAGTGGTAGCAGTACCGGTTGCCGGCGCTGATGACGTGCCCGCTGAGATAATTCCAGTATAGCGTATAACGCGTAGTGTGGTACCCTGGTGCAGTGTTTTGGCAAACACAGGCGATGCAACATCGCCAGCTTCTGCCCGGCGCAAAAGGCGCGCCGCCGTATAGCGGATCCCCACATAAGTAACGAGATCTGCAGGACTTGAAATTCGCAGGGTACATCTTTAGTTGGGCTTGGTTTTGAGTTGTGCTATAAACTCTATGGCTGTGTAACACAGCCCACTGAGAGTGGGGTGGTGAGCAAAAGGCGCTCACCACCGCGTCGTCACGAGCTGGTCCAACGACTGGCTGACGACGAACTGACGACGAACTGACGACGAAACTGACGACGAGGTCTCATAAATACGCAAGCCCGCGGAGAATTAAGAGATGAGTGAGTTTGACAAGGCCCCGGTCAAATTGGAGTGTCGTTCCTGCCCGATGTTCGGAGAGACACTGTTATGTGCCCTACGTGACCGACCGGTTTCTCCTACCAACACCTGCCCATTTGGTACTTTGCTATTCGAGCATCGAGCAGCCCTTCAACTGCTAGACCAACTCTACCACCACTTTTGCGCAGATCCGTCTACCCTCCTGGATGAAGCCAATCGACTACTGCGGCGGACTAGCTATTATCAAAAGCACATCGACCGTTTTCGAAGTGGATTCAGGCCATACCCCCTAAGAGCAAAACAACGACACCACAAGGGAGCCTAGTTCGCGTCGTACAGCTCGAGGTCCTGGCGTGCAATCTTCATAGCCAGCCACGCAAAAACCTGGGCATGTAGGCAGTCATCAGGCGTCGATGGTGCATGACGCCAGACCTTTCGGGACACACCTCCCTGCCCTGTCATGGTGGACTCCTCGTACTCAGCCAGCATGTCCAGGAAGGGTAATCTCATCTGTGCTTCATTCGGGTAGATGCACCCCTGATGCTTTAGTACCAGCATGAAACTGTCAATGGCGGCTGTGCGATCGACCAGGTAGCGATCCTTTTTGTTCCACTTGAGCAGCTTCAAGAAAGACCCATACTGAACTTGGAACATCCGGTGCGCCCCCAGGGCGCGCATCAAGTGCGAGTTGGCAACCGCCCCTTCGCCAGCGTCGCCAACTACGATATCACAGCGGCAGGCGTTGAAAATCTTGGCAACCTCCTCAACGTTGGCAATGGGGTTGTCGCTGGGGAATATCTTGTAGTACAATGTTCGATACCGCCCATCCCCCGTATACCCGAACACCCAGGCAACTGTACGCGAAACATATTCCGAGCCCCCTCCGGACCAGTCAACGCCGCCGGTAACGAACCGGCACTCCTCAACCTGTTCCGGGTCCAGGGGTGGGGACTCAGGAATACAGTAGTCATGGCACATGGCCAGCAGCTCATCTTGCGAGATGAAGCGCGTGCCGATTGCATCACTAACGCCCAAGACCTCATTCTTGAACTTGCTCTCGGAGTACGTCTCGAGCTTGTCCAGAATGCGATCCCAGCGCTCCTGGTATTCGTTGTTGACCGGGAGCATGGGCTGGGAAACGTGGAAGCCCTTGATGCGAGTGTCCTTGGCGAAGTCGTACCAAAACCCCTCGCGGACATTGAGCCGCTTGCCACACTTGATGCAGATAACCCCGTGCTTGCCGATAGACCGTGCGCTGTCGATGAATTGGTGGCTGCTGCAGCCTTCACACTTCATCACCCATTCACTTCTACTGCTGCGCCCCCAGAGGTACTCGATGGTGTTCTCCATGGACTTGGGGGTTCCGCAGTAGTCCATGTAGGCGTACTTGGAGACAGCTGCGCACTCTTTTACGACGGGGATTACGGCCTCGTAGTGAATATCCTGGACCTCATCGACCAGGTTCCGGTCCGAAGTATTTCCGCGGACGCGATCGGGATCGTCCATGGCGTAGGACAGAACCATCAGGGACCCGTTCTTGAGCACCTGCAGGAGTACGTTGTTGGGCAGCGTCGTATCGATGTAGTTCTTCCGAATGTGCGGCGAGTAGTGGATCGTCTTGGTCAGCCGGGTGTTGGAGAACTTGCTCGTCTGTTCCTTGGTGGGCGTCAGATAAAGCGTTTTGAAATGTGGTATACGAATAGAGTCGATGATCATTAGGTTGGCGCAGTAGGTACTGTTGTGGGTAACAATCCCCTCAGCCACAAAACTCTCGGTATCTTTTACAGAGATGTCATAGCACCACTGCTTTCCAATTTTTTCGATGGATACGACGCGGTCCCAATAGATATCGCGTCGTTCTAGGTGAAGAGCCAGCTCCTCGACCAAGCTTTGGTTATACTCTTCATTCCCACGGAAGTGCTCAACATATTTGGCCAGTTTGGTATAAGTCAGTGGGTACTCAGGACTATGTCGTTCATGGATTTGGTGAATGGAGCTATGGCACTCAGAAGGCAGTGTATCACAATCATCATTGGATCGCTGTGTAAGTACTCGAGACGTACCAGTGAACCGTCCCCCCTGGCGCACAGAGGCTATACGCGTTCCGATTGTCAGCTTTCCTGCAGGAACCCACCGATCCCAGCAGCGAATGGGGTGCTCTAACCCAGCCTCCAGAACCAGCCCAAGCCGTGTCGTGATTCGCACACACGGCTTCTGGTAACGTGGAGATTTCCAAGTAACGGGTGCGCTGAGCAACGTAGCACCGTCCACACCCAAGGAGACGATGCGTTCCCCTACCTGGATTTTGGATATTTCTTTGGTATCTCCAGACTCCAGCAAGCAGGCTGTAGTCTCTACGCAAGTCTTCGAAACTTGCCTCGCGGTTTTCAGCAATGTTTCCTGGGCATCTGTGTTGTAAATGGTATAAAAAAATGGATAGTCTTTTAGCGAGAAAGGGGCCCCGTCGAGGTGTAGCAACCTCTCTGCCAAGTGCGACCGTGAGTATTTTCCTATGCAAGTGGTTGTCATTCTGATTCTATCGTAATTGAAAGGAGAGAAAGGTGTCAATGAAAGAGAACAAACAGGACATCAATAAATTCTGGGAAAGACTGGGAATTCCGGTCTGCTCCCCCTCTGAAGCGTGGAAAGTTTTAGAGCTCTGTGTCTCGGCTCGCCAATCAGTTAACCTCATCGCCGAGGCTGGAACGGGTAAAACGCAGATGCTGAAGCAATTCGCCGCTGCGCCCATTCGCGATTGGAACGCCGTGTTCATGTACCTGGCTCACCTGGAACGCGAGGACATCGGAGGCTACGCCTACCCGTCATCCGTGGACAAGCACTACGAGTTCTTTTGCGAAAAGTCCATGAAGAAGGTGATGGCCAGTACCAAACCCACGCTGCTTGTTTTCGATGAGTGGAACCGTGGTGAGAAGAGTGTCATGAATGCCGCCTTCACTGTCATGGAAGCGCGACGCTGGGGCAGCGAGACACTACCTGACCACGTTTACATCGCCTCGGCGATGAACCCCTCCGAGGCCAATTACTTGGTCAACGAGGTAGAGCGGGACCCTGCGTTCCGCCGCCGGCTGGTGATGGTTGCCATGCAGGCCAACATCACCTCGTTCCTGGAGCACGCCCGGGGTCTGGGGAACTTTCACCCACTGGTTGTTGGATACCTGACCGCTCAACCGCAAAGTCTCACAGATGTTGCGTCGCGAGAAGCTGGGAAGGTCTACGCCAACCCAGCTGCTTGGGAAAAGATTTCTGACGGGCTGAAGAAGCTGGAGTCCCAGGGGGTGGACCTGACCTACGATGAGCGGTTGCTGCACATCTGGGGATCCGGCATCATCGGGATGGGCATGATGAGCCAGTTTATGTCCTACGTGAGGGAGAACGCGAGTGTCATCAACCCGTTTGACATCATGGAAGACTACAATCGGCTGGCACGTCAGCGGGTACACCACCTGGTTCAGATCAACCGGAACGACGCCTACGGAGAAATCAGCGACAGTCTGGCAGTTGCCATCATCAGCTCGCGGGAAGATGAGAAGGTCAAGGGTGACCTATCCAATATTGCCCGCAACGTCAGCGAGTACCTGGTCGACCTCCCCCGGGAGGGCGTCATCGCCTTCCTGACCAAGCTGGGCAAGCACGCCACGGCCGCCGGTTCTCAAGCAGAGGAGTTCCACCTGGAGTTCTCCGACGAACTGAGCCAGCAAGAGGCCTACAACCGAGCCATCAACACGGTGGTTGTCGCGCAGGAAAAGGCTGAGGCAGAGAATGACAAGTACAGTCCGGGCGGGTCACGCGTAAAGTCTCGCTAAATCAGCGCGATAGCGTTCTGCTCGTTCTCGAACGTAGAGCTGCACAGCAGATAGTTGGGCGAGCTGGACATCGATGGGGTTCTCCAGAAATTCCACGGTGTCCAGCTTGTCTTTGTCCAAACCTTCCCACCGTTTTTTGAGCTCTGGAATCAGGTCCTGATGCCCCCGGGTCAGCCGGTCAAGCTCCCTCTGTGAAAACACCAGCAGCTCTGGCGCCAGCAGGAACCCCTCGCGGTGCAGGCTGACCGCGGTGTACTTGGCGGGTTCGTAGTCGAATTCTGGATCCTGGCCCGTTCCTTGCATCAGAATCTCAGCCTCGTACACCGCCCAGGACAGCTGGGCAGGGGAGGCCTCCTGGAGAGCGTCCGGGATCACCACCTCGTTGTTGAACGCCAGCGCGGTGTCCTCGAACGCGTTCACCTCCCAGTAGAAGGCTGGGTAGACCAGGAGGGTATTGATGGCAGAGATCTTGTCCTGGTTCGTAGACGGCACAGAGATGCCGTGGTCGCCTAGACCGAGCCAGATGGACTCCGGCTCCCAGTTCCGCACCTGGTTCCCCAGAAGTAGCTCTACGGCCCTGTGGACGGCTGTGGCTGCGGCCTCTGGATCCTGGATCAGCTCGGCCGCCGCAGTCTTGCGCTCGGCATTCATCTTGATGGGGATGAAGGCTGGCGTGCTGCGGACGATCGGAATGGAGTCTTCCGCGAGCTTGATGAGGTCCATCAGACCCCCAGTTGGGCAATCAGAGCCTGTTTGAGGTCTAGTGGGACAGAATCCCACACGAGCTTGAGCTTCTCCGTGTCGACCACACCATCTTCGATGAAGTCCGAGGCGATGTCCTCCCCGAAGGCGTCGATGAACGCCTCCGGCGGGACCGTGGCCAGAACCGACGCCGGAATCTGCTTCGTGGCCACGTCGAAGGTCTCTTCCGCAATCTTGTTCGTGTTGAACACCGTCTGCATCGGATCCGGCAGGCGGCGGTCGTACCACTTGGTCAGGCCAGCAGCCTGGTCAAGCTCGTCGATGACGCTGGCCATCTTCACCAGCTCGTCTCGGTTCGAGAAGTACTGCTCCTTCGTCCGGGTGATCTCCGCCAGCTTCTCGTACGCCACCTTGATCATCGGGTCTGTCACGGCCGCTGCGCGAGCTTCGAGCCAGGTACGCAGCTGGGGCATGTACGACATGGTCACTCCAGCCATCTTGTAGATGCCGTCGGGGAGCACTGTGTCATGCTGCATCGACTTCTTCACCAGGTTCACACAAGCCTCGGCGCGGGTCACAGCGCTCATCTTCCGCTGGTTTCGTACGATGGCCTCGGAGGCCAACTTCACAGTCTCTTGATCCACCACCCGGAACCTCTTCTTTTCCGGAAGCAGGTACTCGTCCGGGTCGGGGGCCGCGGCGGTCTTTTCCTGGAGTGGCATCTCGACCCCGTAGAGCTCGAGCGCTTTGTCGCAACGAGCTCGAGCATAGTCCGGAATCCCGGCCTGCTTCTCCATGTACAGCCGGCTCAGAGCCGCCTGCTCGGGGGTATCGATAGGGAACATCCGCTGCTCGGGCCAGGCGAACGCTGCCTCGGCGCGCTTCTCATTCTCGTCATGGTCGATTTGCGCGGTCTTGATGTAGTCTTCCGTCTCAGGATGGTCTTGGAACAAACGGTACAACCGCTTGAAGGATTGGTCGTTGAACTGATCGATAGGCATGCACAGGCCCTCCGTGGATTGGAACATTACGCGGTAATAGTAGGATAAAATACGTTGCAAAACAAGAACTAAGCAGTAGAGGAGGATTCCATGGACATAGACTTCTCAGAGGCACTTTGCTACTTGATCTCTGGTAAAGGCAACAATTTCTACGCACGTACGCTGTACGCTCTTCAGACTCGGGAGGCCCGAGACCGGGACGGGATCCCCATGATGGGGGTCATGCTGGTAGAGCGACTGCTGGTTTTGCTCTACAACGTCGCCTGGATGCTCAAGGCAGAGTTCCAGGATGTGGTCGCTACCATCGAACACGAGGGTCTCCATGTGATTCTGGAGCACGTACCCCGCAAGCTGACCCTGGCAGCAACGTTCCAGACGCCCCAGGACAAGGAGAGTTTTCGACGGGTTACTCACTGGGCTGAGGACATGGCGACCAACTGCCTACTTTTTGGCTCAAATGAGTACATGAGGGATCACCTGACTGAGTGGATAGTGCCTGAACAGGAACCATTCCGCTTGCCCAGGGGTCT